AATCCCGGTAAGTTAATTCAGGTACACCTAACTAAAGAAGAAGCCCATTTCATTATGCAGACTGGTCTACAAGCCCTTATGATTGCTGGGGCTGTTAGAATCACAAATGAAAAAGATGGCTTAAATATTAAAGAACTAATGGAAACTAAAGGAAATGCCTAAACATTTCGTTATTCCAGATTGTCAAGTAAAGCCGGGTGTTCCTCTAGATCACCTAGCTTGGGCTGGTAAGTATGCCGCAGAAAAGAAACCAGATGTTATTGTCCAGATTGGTGACTTTGCAGACATGTCTTCTCTTAGTTCTTATGATGTAGGTAAGAAAGCATTTGAAGGCCGTACCTATGCTGCTGATGTAGAAGCAACAAAGCTAGCTATGTCTATTCTAATGACTCCAATTGAAGAAGAGCAAAATAGACAAAAGCGAAATAAAGAAAAGGTATGGAAACCAAAGCTTATTCTCACACTAGGTAATCATGAACATCGCATTGACAAAGCAATCAACAATGATCGTAAACTTGAAGGGCTTATTTCAACCGATGATCTTGGATACAAGGATTGGGGTTGGGATGTTTATCCATTCCTTGAACCAGTCAACGTGGACGGCATTATGTATTGTCACTACTTTACAAGTGGTGTCGCTGGCCGCCCTATCAGTTCTAGTGCGGCACTTCTAACTAAAAAACATATGTCTTGTGTCGTAGGACACCAACAAGGTAAACAAATCTCTACAGCGGAGCGAGCAGATGGATCACGAATTACTGGAATCATTGCCGGAAGCTTCTACCAGCATGATGAAGAGTACATGTACTCCCAAGGAAACAAACATTGGCGAGGTTGTATCATGCTACACGAAATTAATGACGGACAGTGTGACGAAATGTTCATCTCCCTTGACTGGCTCAGAAAAAAGTACGGGGCTTAAGTATGATGCCAACAAGTCCCGGGTTGATTTACTTGATACAGAATGGTTGGAACAAGTTGGGGGAGTACTTGCATTTGGAGCCAAAAAATACGCAGCCCACAATTGGCGGGGTGGTATTAGCTACTCTCGTCTGCTTGGGGCTTGTATGCGCCACGTTTTTGCTATTGTACGCGGCGAAGACACAGACCCCGAATCCGGCTTACAACACAGTGCCCACGCCTCCTGCTGCCTCATGTTCCTAGCTTTTATGATGAAATATCGCCCTGATCTTGATGATAGATGGAAGCATCCTAAAAATGACACGCTCAAGAGTTAAGATTTCTGTTAGTGAATTCGCAGATGTTAAAATGCCAAAAAGCGTAGAGGCGCTACATGTACTACTTGCCACAACATACAATGATGGTTTTCAAGAAGGATGGGAAGAAGGATATCATGATGGAGAAGAAGTCTCCGAACGTTACCACCGCGCTAGAACCTTGGATTAGTTAATTGTGCCTTATAAAGATAAGACAAAGTTAAAAGAATATAATCGTCAGTGGTATCACAAGAACAAACTTAAAGTTTGTTCAAAGAAAAAAGTTAGAGACGCTAAAAATAAAGTTTCAATCTTTGAAATTCGAGAGCGAGATTACAGGCAAGGCATTTTAAGCCGAGCTAAAAGTAATGCTAGAATTAAAGGACTAGATTTTAATCTTGATTTAGACGATATAAATATTCCAACACACTGTCCTTTACTAAATGTACCACTCACTACAAAACAAGGAAGTGGTAAGCAGTGGTATAATGCCTCTATTGATCGTATTGACTCAGCAAAAGGTTACGTAAAAGGTAATGTTCAAATCATTTCTTTGCTAGCAAATTCAATGAAGCATAAAGCAACTAAAGAGGAACTTATCATTTTTGCTACAAACATTTTAAAGTTATATAATCATGCCAATTCTTGAACCTTTTATAGAGACTTTCACAGGTAAAGAATTTCATTTCTTAGACCCTACACATGAGCAAATTGATATTCGGGACATTGCTCATAGCCTTGCATATACTTGCCGTTATACTGGGCATAGTCGTAAGTTTTACAGCGTGGCCGAGCATAGTATCTTGGTTAGCTATCTTGCAACTGATCCTCTCGCTGGCCTCCTCCATGATGCTAGTGAAGCTTACATCACCGACATCGCGTCGCCGATCAAGCCGCACTTGTCGAACTACAAAGAACTAGAAGACATGATTATGGGTAGGATTGCTAGCAAGTTTGGCTTTGACTACCCATTAGACCCTGATATTAAGGACTGCGATTCTACTCAACTTAAAACAGAAGCAAAACACCTTCTTCGGTCGGGTGGATATCCTTGGGCGCATTTGTATCCTACTCGTCGCCCACACGGTATTACTCCTAATTGTTGGAGTCCAGAAGAAGCTGAAGCTAAATTCTTAGAGAGATTTAAAGAGGTATATAATGTTACCCATGATGGCTTTACCGGCACTGAGCATGGGAACGAAGGCCATGCTGCTTATTGGCTTAGTCCTTGGCGCATGTACCATGACGGCATACAAAGTACACAATTGGACGGCGGACAGTTACGAGAGGAAGATCGAAGCGGACAAAGTAATCACTGTGGTCAAGACAGCCGAGATACAAGTCTTAGACAAGAAAAGTTTGAGTTCCGCCCTTATCCAGCAAAAAGCGCAGTTAGAGAAGGACTTTGAAAATGAACGTGAAGTCTCTAGGTGGCTTATCAACAACCCTGTTGCTGCTAACTGTGACATTGGTGTTGATGGGCTGCGCCTCTGGAACAACGAAAACCGAGGCGTGGAAGTTCGACCAACAAGTGATCCATGATGTTAGAACTAAATGCTCCGGTACATATCCTGATGCAGTACAATCATCACTTGCAGGACTGTGGAGTAATAAACGTCAAATTCTATCTAAGTCCCGAGCTTGTGCACAAGCAGCTAACATCCTCGCAGATCAAGCCGACAACCGAAACAAAGTCCTAGGAAACTAATATGACTAAAAAGAAAGCCGAAGTGCATATTGAAGGAACAACTATTACCTGTATGCCTGAGTCTGATTTTGCTAACCAGCGTAGAGTAGAAGCTGTAATTAAATTAGCTGACGCTATTAAATCCACTGCTGAAGCTTTAAAAGGCCCAGACACATACGGAATCTACATCGGAAAATAATATGGCACTAACCCTCGAAGAACTATGTGAACAATTAAAAGAAAGGGTCGATCCTGACTTGCTTCTTGAGGAGTTGGATATTTCCACCGAAGAATTAGTGGATAGATTTCAAGACAAGATTGAGCAACGATTTAATCGACTAACGCTTTTGGTGGAAGTATAATGGAAAAGAAACAATTTAAGAACTCATTTGCAGAGAACATTTTTAGGCTCAAATATGCCCAAGGCCCTTCGGATGATTGGTACACATTATCAGACCGGATCGTTGAAGATGTATGTGGAACTAGATGGGGAACTGATCGAAGCCTTATGTCAAAAGACGACCAACAACAGTTGGCTCAGTACATTAAAGAGCAGAAATTTATTCCCGGAGGGCGTTACCTTTATTATGCCGGTAGACCATACAAAGCTTACAACAACTGCTATCTTCTACGCGCTGAAGAGGATACTAGAGAAGAATGGTCAGCAGTAACTTATAGGGCAATGGCGTGTCTAATGACGGGAGGCGGAATTGGAATTGACTACTCACGACTACGACCTTATGGTAAAACACTTAGCCGAACTGGAGGTAAATCTTCTGGCCCTATCCCGCTCATGTACGCCATTAACGAGATCGGACGAAATGTTATGCAAGGTGGAAGCAGGCGTTCTGCGATATACGCTTCGCTTAACTGGCAACATGAAGACATTAATAGTTTCCTTGTATCAAAGAACTGGCACGACCAACAAGTAGGAGCGGCAGTAAAGCCAGATGGAGAGCCCTACACTAATTGGCTAGCTAAGCAGGAGAACTTCAATCATCCTGCACCATTAGACATGACCAACATTAGTGTGAACTATGACGATGCTTGGGGAGTTGATCCAAACAATAGTGTGTTCTTAGAAAACTGTAAACAAGCTATGATGACGGGGGAACCCGGCTTTAGCTTTAACTTTGGTGATAAACAAAATGAAACTCTCAGAAACGCCTGTACTGAAGTCACTAGCGAGGATGATTCGGACGTTTGTAACCTTGGTAGTGTTAATCTTGGGAACATTTCTAGTATTGATGAGCTATCTAGCGTCGTTGCTTTGGCAAGCAAATTCTTGGTTTGCGGGACTTTACGAGCAGACCTTCCCTATGACAAAGTTTACCGCGTTCGAGAAAAAAATCGACGACTGGGCCTTGGCCTTATGGGAATTCATGAATGGCTCCTCCAACGGGGACAAAAGTACGAAGTAACAAATGAGCTACACAAATGGCTTGTGGTTTATCGTGACGAAAGCGAACGCGCTGCCAGAGAGCATTGTGATCGTCTGTATATTAGTCATCCTGTTGCCTTTCGTGCCATTGCCCCTACAGGTACTATCGGTATTCTTGCTGCAACTACTACTGGTATCGAGCCTCTTTTTAGCGTTGCATACAAACGGCGCTTCCTTACAGATGGAACTAAATGGAAGTACCAGTTTGTTATTGATGCTGTTGCTGACAGGATTATCCGTGAATATGGGGTCAAGCCTGATTCAATTGATACTGCTTATAAACTAAGTGAAGACTATGAACGAAGAATTAAATTCCAAGCGGACATTCAAGATTACGTAGACATGTCAATTTCGAGTACCATCAATCTTCCCCCTTGGGGTAGTAAAGGCAACTCTGAAAAGGATGTCGCACGATTTTCGACAACGCTTGCAAAGTACGCTCCCCGACTTCGTGGATTTACAGTCTACCCATCTGGAAGTCGCGGAGGTCAGCCACTTACCGAATGCTCCTACGATGAAGCCTTACAGCATCGAGATGTAATTTATGAGGAATTAGATATTTGTGATATTAGTGGAAAGGGCGGGTCATGCGGCAGTTAGATTTAGCGTGGGCTGCTGGATTCTTTGATGGTGAAGGAACTACTACAACACTGAATGCAAAAAGAGATAAGTATGTTTATTTAAGATGTTCTATTGCTCAGAAGAATGTTGAGCTATTAAATAAATTCAAAGAAGTGGTTGGAGTTGGTTCTATATATAAAAGCAATACTAGAGAAGTTTATAACTGGAATTGCTACAAGTATGAAGAAGTAATACAAATATTAAATGCTCTTTGGCCATATTTAGGAGAGCAGAAAAAACAACAAGCAATTACCTCACTAAATAAAGTTACATCAAAAGGAAGGAACTATGGAGCTTAGAGAACGAGATATGGAAGATGCGTCTGATGCACCATTCACAGATTGGGAGCTAGAATGTTCCCAGTCGTAAGGATTAAGTGGATTGATGCTCAAGTAACTAATGAATGGAAGAC